TTTCCTTTATCCATAAAAATAACAGTTGGTTTACTCTCATCAATAATAAGATTACCCATCAATTTAAAAATCATTTATCACCTCACATAGTAAAAGAAAAGGGCCGTAGCCCTTCTCAGTTATTCCTTATTTGAAACAAACGAATACATCTCTGTAGCTTTTTTCGTGAGCTCCTCGACTGAATATAGTTCAGTCATCTTTTGATATTCTTCAAATTGAATTTGACCTAATTCCATCATTTTGGCTGCATAGATATGGTTAGTTTCATGGATTTGATCCATATACTCTTTAGCCATCTGCAACATATCAGCACGAATTTCAAAAGGATTTTTACTCATTATTTTACTACCTTTGCAAAAGTTTCACCTGACGCATTAGCAAATTCGCTCATTGATTTAACAGCGGTTTTGGTAAAAGCTGTTTGAGCTTCAATAAAGGCATGCAAAGGTGCAGACAGTTTCTCGTCTTTTACCAATGTGTCAACCATTGTTTTCTTTGTAGACTGGACATGGTCAATCCAATAATTAGTTGTAAAATCATTTAGCATTTTAGTTCTCCTGTGTGTGTTATCCGCCTCCTGCGAAGCGGTCTTTTGGTTTATACCAATTCTTTTGATGAAAGATTTTAGCTCTAAGATTTGTAATATCTTCTATTTCAAATCCTATTGTACCAGTGCGTTGCATTTGCAATAGCAATAGTGCTTCATCAATAATATTTATATCGTCAACATCTAAGTTAAAACTTGTATTAGGTTTTACCATTACAGATCAGCCAATAGCTCCTCGAGTTTTTTCTTTGATTTACCTTTTACTTTGACACCTTTTAGACGATCCTTTACTACTTCAGGATCTGTGCCGCCTACGATAACAATAGCAATCATCCCCATTGTTTTGTGTGGTGAACATTGGTACAAGTAAACACCTGGTGTATTAAACGTCATTTCAACTTCTTCGTTGAGTTTTGATTTCTTTGGTGCTTTCCAACCATCTGGTCCTGCAACAAATTCTACATTGTGACCTTTTGATGTTGGTACCCAGGTAATTGTATCACCTACATCAATACGAGAAATGTCTTCGCTATACACCATTTTTGCGCCATCGTCACGTTTATTCAACATTTCAATAGTCATATCTTCAGCATATGCCGTTGTTGCGAAAAGAGCCATAAGGCTAGCAGTAATTAGATTTTTCATTTTTTTCCTATCTTTACTTCTTTACATTCATAGTGATCTTGTTCCATAATAGGAACGGTAAACTTCAGCAAGTTCTTGTTGGTTAGTCGACTCCTGAACAACATAGTCAGTCTTATCAACTTGTGTTCCATCAGCAATTGCAATAGCATCTTCTTTGCGTGATGCTATAGCAATAATTTCACCGTCTTTTTTCCTAACGATATGCATTAATTCAGACCAAAACAAGGCAAATGGATTGCCATATTACAATACTTAGCATAGTCTTCAACACCAACCATTGCTAATGTTATTAACACAGGCAAAGCAGTTAGCATAAGCACGATAATCAATAATGCCCAACCAAGTCCTTTAGTTGTGCAATAGTTTGTTTGTTCACTCATCGTCTATCTCCCAATAACGAACATAAAAATGATCCCCACATGCGTCAATCTCTGCCTGTGGATAACCTTCGCTCAACAACCATTCTAATGTATTGTTTTTCTTGTGAACCTCCATTGGCAATGGTTTAGGAAATCCATACTTCCATCCGCTGGGTGGATCACACATCAATACTTTATTCATGCTCTCCGCCGTTTGCACGACCGTCATATTTACGACCAGATTTCAAAAGATTATTAAGAGACTCAGGATTGTTTTCAGCTTGACGAAATGTTACAACTGTAATTGTAATACCACTAATAAGCAATAGGTGAAATGCAGCACTAAGACCGAAAGCAATATAACTTCCTACCATTAGGGCAAAAATACCAGACCAAATAAAGAACAGACATTGAAAGATCATATGTCCTACCATTGGGTCTAAGTTTCGTAGTGGGGATTTTTCAATTGTCATTACACTGTCCCACATATCTTTAGGGATTGAACTAATTTCAGTCAGTGTAGTTGCCCATCCAATGGGCTTTGGTTTATTATCCATAGTACTCTCCGTGTGTGTTGAAAGTCAAACCCAAGAAGGGTTTGACCATTACTTATAGAATCAATATAACATTAATTTAAGTATTTGTCAATAGTAATTATCCGTTGAGTTGTTCAACTGCAGATGCAGCATTACTAATTTCAATTTTACGAGGTTTCTTTTCTTCAGGGATTACGTTCTCAAGTGAAATCGTAAGGATACCGCTATCAAGTGTTGCACCATTTACTACAATCGTATCCGATAATGTAAAGGTCCTGCGGAAGTTACGTGCGGAAATACCGCGGTGTAGGTAAGCAGGTTCATCTTCTTTGGGAGATTGATTTCCATCAATAGTGAGTGTTCCATCTCTCAATTCAATGTCCAAATCATCATAAGTAAAGCCTGCAATTGCTAACTGCAATTCATAGGTTTCATCTGATGTTTTGATAATATTATAAGGGGGATAGTTTGCTTGACTTGGTGTTTCTTGTCTCATTCTGTCAATCATTCGGTCAAAGCCGATAAAGAATGGATCATTTAACATAGACGTATCTAATCTGCGTGTATTCATTTTATTTCTCCTTAAATAAGCAAGATTAATGTAAGGAACCCTTTACGGCATTCCATACACTATATATAATACATTTTTCTAAAATGTCAATGGTTTTAATTAATTATTTTCAGTATAAGGCTCAAAATTACTTCCATTGGCAACCATACAGGCAATACCATTAGGATATAATGAAACTAAAGTCCATGAACCTGTATCCTGATTAACCGTGAAAACAAATTCAGTTTTGATGGTTTGTCCTGAGGCATGAATATTCAATATTTGCCCATTAAACAATATCGGTTCTTCATGCTCTTTAGCAATTTCTGCAATCTCTTGCATCGTGGCACAGTTTTGCTTTGCATAAAATGGTGGGAAATTCGATTCTTGGGCAACAGCGGGTGCCGCAAGTAGTGCTGTAAGTAGTATTAGATATTTCATATCATCTTCCTATTCTCCAGTACTACCAAACCCTCCGTCTCTTTCGGTTTTTTGTTCTGGACGTTCGTTGGTTTCATTTAATTCAATGTTTGTTGTTGGTTCAATTAAACATTGAGCTAATCGCTCACCGTGCTCAATAGTAATAAGACTATCACTAAAATTAGTGAGCATTATAAACGACTCCTCGACATAATCAGAATCAATTATGCCAACACCATTTGCCATGGCTAAACCTTTTTTAAGTGCAGTACCTGACCTAATATACATCTTCATAACGTGACCTTTTGGTACGTCAAAGATTAAACCTGTAGGGACGAGTACTCTCATCTCTGGTGGTAGTTGAAAGGCATCAGGTTTTTGGCCAACACCTTTCACTACAATATCCAACTTCTTGTTCCATGTATTGTAAGCAACAAGTCTTTGCTTATGTTCAATACAGGCTGCTACATCAAAACCTGCTGATCCTGCCGTTGCGTATTCAGGCATTGTAGCACGCTCATTCATTTTATAAACATTCATATTATTTCTTTCCAATATTATATTTTGCTTCAAGTATCCAATTATCTTTTTCTTTATGTGAAAGAATTTTGATTTGGTTTAAAGGTGCAATTGGGTCTTGCGCCTTTTCAGTGTTCACAATATTAACCAAACCCCATTCTTCCAATAAGTTAACTATTGTATTACGTCTTGCATTATCTTCTTCGATAAACGTGTCCTTTTTACCATCTAGGATAAACAATTCTTTAAAGTGTAGAATTGCATAGCGACCTTGTTTGTGTAGGATGTGGCAAGATTGGTATAGTTTCTTTTCTTTACGAGATGAAATACCAATACGTGTGAGTGTTTCTTTAATTTTTAGAAAGCTGTCCTGCGTTGGTAGGGTAATTTCAATACCGACTCCTCTAAAAATGTTTTCTTCAATTTGCATAACGATAGCACCTTTATTATTGTTATTATTTAGGCGATGCTCTCATGACCATCCGAATATTTATCATTTTCTTACCCTCCTGTGCTCAATTTGGAATGTACCTCTTTGAGATCAGCGGTTGATAATGCTTTGAGATAGAGTTTAGCAATTGTTCTATTACATTGGTATACTTCTTGAATGGCATCAAGGTCTTTACTTTTATCAGCTTTTGGCCATTTGCTAAACCGTTTACGTTTACGCAATACACCTCGGTAATATTGAAATTGAGCATCTTTGAATAAGTGTGCTCTTTGATTCATTTCGTTTGCGTGAAGAATAGAATCCTCAAAGTTAGTAAACCCACGGTTAACAATATATGGAACATATAGATTTTCTGCCATCTCAGGATTTTCATGGTTTGCAATCAAATCATCCTTTGAGAAGGATGCCGCGTTCATAAAATCAAAGGGTGTTATTTCTTTGACCATTTAGTTTCTCCTCAAGATCTTTAAGCATATCATCAAAATCATCAGCGCAATTTTGACATAGCTTTAGGTGTAGCGGTCCATCCGCGGTATCAATGTCAACACTATAAATGTCTTTCTTATTAACAGTGTTTTCACAATTAAAACAAGTATGTATGCCTATTAGTTTTTTGATCCATTCACTCATCTGAAACTCGTTTCTATCATAATTTCAGTTAAGAATGCAACCATGTTAACTTCAAGGTCAGCTACAAAGTTGGCCTTATACATATAGTCAGCAAGTGTTACAACAAAACCTGGCATTGATCTCATTTCAATTTTATCGTTTGACATATCATAGATACGACGGAACATCTCATTCATATCCTGGTCACTGTTTTTAGCAACCCATTTACGCATATTGGTAAAATCTTTTGCTTTGAGTAATTCAAACAGCGTATCCATTGATTCTTGTTTAAGATTAACAAAAATACCTTCATCAATTTTACCTGAAGCTGCATATGATTGCAGTTCAGTTAGAACACGACGGAAGTCAGGAAAATGTTTTTGGATTACTTTTGCAACTACCGCTTTATCGTGAGCGACGTTTTCCGTTTCAAGAATTGCCTCAACTCGTTTCATAAATTGCATCGCAAGTTTAGGACGGTCACTGGTTTCAATACTGAAATCAACTTCTGATAACCGAGAACGGAGTGGTGCAATAATACGGTTTTTGAAGTTACACGTAAAGATGAAACCGCAATTGGATGAGAATTCCTCAATAAAATTACGGAGTGCGGGTTGCACGTTAGCAGCATTTAGATAATCTGCTTCATCAAAGATAACGTATTTACGGCCACCTTGAAGTGATACCGCTGACGCATATGTTGAGATATCATAGCGAAGAGTATCAATGTTTACGTTCAATGATCCGTTCTTAACAATATAGTCACAACCCATTTCTTCGAGCATTGCTTTTGCAATTGTTGTTTTACCAACACCTGGTCCACCACTCAATAACAGATTAGGAATACTATCATCGGATACGAATTTTTTAAACATATCTTTAGTTTTTTGCGGAAGAATTGTGTCTTCGATAACCTGAGGTCTATATCGTTCAACCCACAATACTTCATTTGCTTTTGCATCTACAGCCATTTAATCACCATTTCATAATATAAAAATAAGGTGGGGGCATTTCACCCCCGAAGTTTTTACTGAACTTTATCAGCGAGCGGTGCATCTGCCGGAATATCAGCAGGCGCATCCATAGCCATCCGGCCTTGAGGTGCCTCACCTTGTGGAGCGTTCTGTTGCAAAAACATTTCCAATTTGTTGCGGAGCATACCTACTCCTGCCAATTCACGGCCTTCAATGCCGCCTCGGCGTGATACCACATCAATCATTTGA